TTAAATCGATACCTGGGCGTGCTTTTTATTTTGAGACATACTTACCTGAGTATGCTGCAATGTATGATAAGTTACCTATCAGTGCATTTGTTTCTTCACCAGAGAAACCATCACCTGATATGGAGTTACATAACCTTCAGTTCTGGAACTGTATGGATTATGGCGTAACTGTTGTTCAGAAGCAGTTTATAGGTAGTATGCATTATGAGTGCTTTACAAGGGACTATGGACCCCAGACAGGAACATATATCTGCACGATTGATAACTATCATCAAGATCCTGATGCAGTTGATTATGCAACATCCGAGAACCCCTCTGAACATAAGTCACATAACCTGATTGAGCTTGATAATGGGCAGTTTGCACTGTATCCAAACAATCGAACTCGTATTTTTGACAACTCACTCACTCCTGAGACACCAAAAATCCCAGATTTCAAGGTTTCGACCGTATATTATCAAGTTGAGAACGGTCATGACCGCGATGGACTCGGAAATGATGAGAATTATTTCTGGAAAACTGCCAAAGAACGCAAAAACGAAGAAAATTTACCGGAATTTTAGAAAAATGAACGATTTTTTAGACAATTTGGGCAATGATCAGCACCAAAAGATGCTTCGTGAGATCGCAAACGACAAGTTGACCCCTAAAAAGAGCGATAAGATCAAAGAAAGTGAAATCTTCGACCCTGAGAGTGATCCAGAACCGCTTTTTGGGTGATAAATAACTCTTAATCATAGTATTTTTGTATAATCAATGCCTTTAGAGAGGGTAAGTCAAGCATTTAAGGATATTAGTGCAACATTTCAGACTAATCCTCTGAATGGCGACCTTATTGCGATCAAAAATGAGACAGCAATCGCACGTTCTATCCGAAATATTGTCTTTACCCTCCCTGGTGAGAAGTTTTTTGATGAAGATTTTGGCTCTGACATCTCAAGATCACTTTTTGAGAACATTGATGATATTTCAGCAAACTTGATTCAAGATCAGATTCGTCAATCGATCAGAAACTTTGAACCAAGAGTGAGATTACGCAATGTATTTGCAGATCCAAACTTTGATGATAATGCGTTCAACGTAACAATCGTTTATGACATTATTGGTATCGATGTTCCAGCACAAGAATTACAATTTGTTTTGCAACCGACTAGGTAACAATGCCACTAGCAAACTTTTCCAATCTTGACTTTAATCAAGTCAAAAATACACTTAGAGACTATTTAAAGTCAAATTCCAACTTTACGGACTATGACTTTGAAGGATCGAACTTATCGACGATCCTTGATGTGCTGGCCTACAATACTTACATTACCTCATATAACGCAAACATGGTTGCGAATGAGGTTTTTATTGATAGTGCGACTTTAAGGGAAAATGTAGTCGCTTTAGCAAGAAATATTGGATATGTTCCTAGATCAAGGAAGGCAGCGCGTGCTACAATCAGTTTTTTCGTCGATACAAGTAATATTTCTCCAAATCCTGTATCGATTACTTTGAAAAAAGGTCCTGTAGCAACAACTTCTGGATCTTTTGGTAATCAATCTTTCTTATTTTCCATTTTAGACGATATTACAGTGCCCGTATTTGACGGAATCGCTACTTTTGAAGATATTCCGATTTACGAAGGATCTCTGTTATCAACAAACTTCACTTTTAGTTCTAGAAATCCGTTCCAAAGATTTACACTCCCAAATTCAGGAGTTGATACTGGATTGATGTCCGTAACGGTCAAAGCAAACGAAGAATCAACACAATCTGTAAAATATACGTTACAAGAAAATCTTTTTGCTGTCAAGTCGGATTCAAAAATCTATTATCTTCAAGAAATCGAAGATGAACGCTATGAACTGCTTTTTGGTGATAATATTTTTGGTCAGGCACTTGAAGAAGGTAACTTTGTAACTGTAAACTACATCACATCGTCAGGTGACAGTGGTAATGGTGTTAGTTCCTTTCAATTCGCTGGCAGATTGACCTATACAAGGAACTCTATCGAATATAACGTCACATCAGGTATCTCCCTAGTCACAACTGGTTTACAGTCCTCTGGAGGCGAATCTATTGAGTCTGTAGCGTCAATTAAGAAGTATGCTCCACGCATCTATGCGTCTCAAAACAGAGCATTGACCGCCGATGACTATGAAACACTGATTCCATCAAGAATCTATCCAGAAACTGAGTCAATCTCTGTTTTTGGTGGAGAAGAGCTGATTCCACCACAATATGGAAAGGTATTTATTAGCATTAAACCCAGATTTGGTGATTTCTTACCAAACCTAGTAAAAGAGAATATCAGAAACAGACTTAAAAAGTTTTCTGTTGCCGGTATTGTTCCAGAGATTCTTGATCTGAAGTATCTTTATCTTGAAGTAACTTCAAAACTGTATTATAACAGCAATCTTGCTCCAAGTTCTGAATATGTCTCATCTGTGGTACAAAGTAATGCGAACAAGTACTCAGAATCAACTGAGTTAAATAAGTATGGTGCGAGATTTAAATATAGTAAGTTTTTGAAGATTCTAGACGATAGTCATGAATCAATCACATCAAATATTACAACCGTTGAAATGAGAAGAGACCTTAGAGTCGTTCTCGATACATTTACTGAGTATCAGATTGGTTTTGGAAATGAGTTCCATATTAAAAATATGGGTGGTTACAATATTAAGTCTACAGCGTTCAAAGTAGCAGGGATCAATCAGAATGTTTATATTTCTGACATCCCCAATACGAACAGAATTGATGGAACGCTTTTCTTGTTCAATGTTCCCTCTGTCAACTCGACTAATCCAACAATTGTAAGGAGGAATGTTGGTAGTATCAACTACAAAAAAGGGATCATCACTATAAACCCGATCAACATTCAGGCAGGTAAAATCAAAGACGGTCAACCTATCGTTGAACTTTCTGCAGTGCCTCATTCAAATGATGTTGTTGGATTACAGGATCTTTATTTACAACTAGATATTACTAATAGTAATTTTGATATGGTGGTTGATAATATCGCTTCAGGACTCGATCCTTCGGCGTCTAACTATATTACGTCATCATCTTATGCAAATGGTGCCCTTGTTCGTTCAACTGGTGATATTGGAACAACCACTGGACAACGAGTTGTAAATGTTTCAAATATCTCTACAACACCAACCACAAGAGATGTTTCTACAACAACCACAACAGCAACTTCCACTACATCATCAACAACCTCGTCTAGCACCACTGGCACTACGTCTACAACTCCCTCAACATCTACCGGTACTTCATCTGGTTCGTCAGGTGGCGGTGGCGGCGGCGGTTCATATTCCTACTAAGAAGTAAATCATAAAATGGCAGAACAAAGAGTACTCTTTAGCAACGTAGTTCAGAACCAGGTTCCTGCGTATGTAAGGGAAGATTTTCCGCTTTTAGTAGATTTTTTAAAGCAATATTATATTGGACAAGAATATCAGGGTGGTCCTGTTGACCTTATCCAAAATATTGACAAATATATTAAACTCAATGAAAATACGAATCTTGTAGAATCCATTATCCTTGGATCAGACCTTGACTATAATGACACAACCATAAGTGTTGACCTTACAAAATCTCCCACAGGCACTGTTGGTTTTCCCGATGCTTACGGTATTTTAAAGATAGGTGATGAAATAATCACGTATACATCAAAATCATCCTCTGCCTTTATTGGGTGTGTAAGGGGATTCAGTGGTGTTACATCATATAAAACAGAAAATAATCCCGAGCAGTTAGTATTTTCTTCATCTCTGAGAGAAACGCATGAAGAAGGTGCCACCATTGAAAACCTTTCCATTCTTTTTCTGAATGAGTTTCTTACAAAACTCAAAAAACAACTTACTCCAGGACTAACCAGTAGAGAATTAGCCTCTGGTTTGAATCAGAATACATTTATTAAACAGTCGAAAGATTTTTATAGAAGCAAAGGAACAGATAGATCTTTTGAGATTCTTTTTAAGGCACTTTATAATGAAGATGTAAGAATCGTTAAACCTAGAGATTTTCTTTTTACACCATCTAACGCAGACTATCGAGTAACTAACGATCTGGTCGTTGAACCGGTCCTAGGAGACCCTATAAACCTCCTTGATTCGGTTTTGAATCAGAATACCTATAATGATTTATTTACAAGAGCATACG